CAATGGCTCTGCCAGAATGCTAGAACCAATAGTTAGTGCTGGCTCAACAAATCCAGACAATAATCCGCTAGGTTGCTGGTGCGTAGTTATCCCGCTAGATGATTGCATAGGGGGCGGCTGCTTTGATGCAAGATACTCTTTTATTTCTTGGTCTGTATAACCAGCCCTTTTTGCTGCTTCTCTGTCAAATGCCATTTTATCTCTCGAATGATGATAATGGAGGCTTGTTTGCCTGTTTCTTGGCGTCAGCTATTGCTTTTGCCATAGTGTTGGCCGTGGAATGTGGGTCAAGGTATTTTTCTATATTATTCAGGAACAAATTATAGGCGCGCCATTTTAGTTTGACCGTTTCCGGGTGGTCCCAAGGCTTAGGCTTGAATCTATCGGCGGTATTCCTCACCTCCTCGGGAGGCATCGCTGCGCCGGTTTCTGTTCTAGTTATCGCCTGTATCCCTAGCTCATACGCCGCCCTAAGTCGCCCGGCCTCCTCTGACAAGAACATTGCTGATGCGGGGGCAGCATCAATTGTCGCCATTTCAACAATAACACCTCTATTTATATCGCCTTCAGGCGTGAACAAAATAGGCTCTATTGTTGGTACTTCCGCTTTTGCGGTGTTTATCATTGCTTGCTTGCCAGCAGACTCAGCAGGTCTTGGAGTTTCTTTTAATTGGTATCTGTTGGGGTTACTGATTAAATCTTGTTCTGTCGTGGCTATGCTAGGCATTCTCCCGGTTTGCGTGTCATACAACTTCTTAAGTGTGTCCAAAGGAACACGCTTGTTGGGGTTTACTTGATCGCCAACAATGTTCTGTACTAAAGGTGATTTACCTATTTGCGTAAATTGCTGATAGCTCATATCAGACGGGACAAGGTCAAACTCCTTGGCCTGAAGATAGCGGTTGATATTGGCATCCAGTTTTGGTGATTGTGGCGTTGCCGCTTGCAATAATTGTTGGCCCACATATTCGGGTGCACCCGGCAGCAATCCTTTCAAAACTCCTGCTTGTTGGGGGTTAAGGAACGGTTTAATCTCTGGCCCCATTTGGTCAGAGAAAGGATTCGGGATTGATGCTGCTCCTGTTTGTGCCTGGTCAATCTGCTCAGCTAGCTTTTGCTGCATTAGTTCTCTCTGGGTAGGAACCCCAAACAGTTCGCCAAGCAAAGTACCTTCTAAGAAAGCCATAATTATCTACCTAATTGAATGGGCGCAAAGATCCCAGGACTAGCCGTTGTGCCGCTAGATGAGCTTTGCATGATCGGAGAGCCGAGCAAGGAGGAAAACTGTTGCGCGGCGGTAAATGGTTGCTGCATTTGCGCCTGCTGCTGTGCTTGTTGTTGTGCGCCAATTCCGCCTAAGAAGTTAGCAGGCATCATGCTTGCGCCAAATAACCCTGGTACCATACCCAATGCTTGGCCTCTAAGGTCTTGTGCCTGCGTAAAGGCTGGAAGGAATAGCTGATTAAGGGTAGAGCCTAAGTCTCGCTGAAAGGCGTCTGCGGCTTTTTGAGAGGCTATTCCCGGTCGGGAAGTTGCTCTCCCAGAGGACAACAAAGACCCCCTACGGATACCTGGGATGATATCTTCTCTAAATGTTTGCCCCATCTGGTCTGCTACACCACTAGCAACAGCTTGATACGGGTCTAGGTTTACATCTCCAGACAAGAGGCTCCCCAGTGCTTGTTGCATACCCTGGACTTGTGGCTGAAGTCCTCTGGCAGTTTCAGCCCCCATTTGATGTGCTTCCATCTGTAAGGGGTTAAATCCCGCCAATCGGCCCAATTGACCGCTACCAAATAACCCTGAAGCCTCGCCAAAGAGTTCCTGCAAGAATGGCAGCTGAACACCCGCTATGCCTGTTTGTGATTGACTACCCCCCGCACCTCCAAAGAGAGCATCCCGAGTCCCGCCCAGGTTCCCGCCAAGAGTCCCAAGAGGATTTACAGCAAAGTTGCCTATTGAGCTAAATAATCCCATAATATTTTACCTTCTGCCTACTGGCTGATATTCAATGTCAAAAGAATGGACATTCCAGGCTGTATCTGTGTCAGATTCAAACCGAATCCCAAAGAAACGCCCAGTTACCCTTACATCTAGTTTGTCGTCTGTTGTTGGGTCGTAACTGTACGTTGTCCACGTATAGCCCTCGCCCTTTGTGTATTCAAATCCCACCTTCACCGTTAGCGCTACATTGGAGTCCACTCGTGGATATATTCGGGCAATTCGTTTTATTGTTGTTGGGTCGTCAAGGTCAATGCCTGTTTTCTCAACATAGCTAGTGAAGCTAGACCCATTAAATTGGTTCGTATTATCCGCTTGGAATAGTTTGGTATTCGTTGGATCGGTGATTAAAAGCTTATTTTCTGTTGGGTTAAACGCACGTTGATTCCAAGCACCCGAATCTGTATCCCAGGTGTCGGCATCAGCATCCCAGGTGGTGTTCTCTGAGGGGTCTATAATCCCATATCCGATATACGGGGTGTTCGGAAGCTCACGTACAGCAAAGGAGTTTTCCTGATAATTCCAGACTAATGCGAGATCACAAAATGTAGAACCTGTCGATGGAAAGCATAGCCAGAGTTCATTTTTGGCATAATTAGGTACAGTGAAAGACTGATCATAATTGTCAGAATCCAACTGATTAAATAACCACCGTTGCATCCGGCGATTAATAATAGATTCAATATTCGCGCCATCGTGAGCAACCACGTCACCCGTAGTCAAACAAACATGTCTACCGTAGATTTCAGAAACGCAGTTTGTGGACAAAAGCCCCGATGTTTTGAAAATCTGCTGAAAGGAGAAAACATCATTCCCGCCTATGTAAGCCATAGACCATGTGGAGTCTGTGGAATACACCATATTATTATTTCTTAGCGGAAGACAATCGACTAGATTCCCGGCAGACTCGCCAAAGTTGGTAAATCCGGCATCCTCTGATGCGTCGGCTTCATCCCAGGTCAAAGGTACGGCTCCCGCTGCTGCGGAGGTGGACCAACGCATTTTATGCGGGAAATCAGTGCCGCCCTCCACAGTATAGAGGGCAAGCAAAAATTCCCTAAAAGGTCTTATAACTTTAGCGGTATAGCCTTGATCTTCCCAGGTAACGCCTGAAGAATAAGTTAATGGAGCTAGATCGGTAGTGCCAGCGACGGGCGTGAACATTTGTGGCGCGTCTACCCCGTTTGTAATAACAGGGATTCCTGATATTAGACCGCCTGTCCATAAATTCGCTGAGTTGCCCGTAAAATCTTGATCACCTCCCCCTGACTGCCTTGTTATATTCCAGTGAGTGGTTCCGTCTGTGAGATAGACTTTGTCTAATCCCGCATATATCCAATAGTATAGCGAAGTGGTTGGAACAGGCAACACCCAATAAGGCGCAACCGTTGGCGGATCATAAGCTACTGAATGGCCTTCAAATTTCTGTGCATAACCATTATGAAATCGGATATTCTGGGCATCTGTCCAGGCGTCATCTGGGATATCGTATTCATCAGGATCATTAATTATCCCTAGATCGCCAATATTTAAAAAGCGCTTAATCATCCGTTGTATCCATAGCCAACAAGATAAATAGTTATATTCGTGGAGTCATTAAATGTACTTACCCAATAAGCTTCAAATACCCTAGAAGTTATTGGTACTTTTACTGAAGAAGTTGTTCTTCCCTGCCCGCTACCATTACTATTTGTATATGTATAAACGGTACTTATTAAGTTATCACCACCAATAGTTTCAGAGCTACCATCATCTCTAGCATAAACAAGAATAGCCCGACCTGTATCAGCGGTATCGCCTGAACTAACACCCCATGAATCAACTTTAATCTCAATCCAATCAGCATCAGACGGCACACTATCAAGTGCCGTCCAAGTATTAGTAGCGCCTGATCCTGTCGCACCTATATCCCCACCAACCCACGTTGACTCAGTTAATGAATGAATATTAAATCCTGTATCTGAGACATTCGGATTACCGTTTGCATTATCAGTAAATACTGGATTGGCTCCGCTTGGAGGTAATAAAGCAGCAGGAATCTGAGCGCTAGCGTTTAGCTGAACCAATAAGCTAGCCGCATTAAAATTGGCTAATAAGCCAAAATTACCCACAGTTATTGTATGCTGCGCAATCCCTGAGATCAGGTTCAAGTCAGAAGGTGTAGCTGTTACGGCTCCATTCATATTCGGGAACGTCTGCTTGATCGTTTTTTTGATCAATCTCAGATGGTCATCACCTTGAGATTTTGAGTCCGTCGCCCCAACAGGATTAGTTGTAACAAGATCGGTTATATAGTCCCCGGTTTCTAATGCCATAGAATCACCTAATTAGCCACAGACATTAGCGGCGAACCGCTAACCTTGCGTTTATTATCTTCTTTCTGAATCATGCGTTTGGCGTTCTGGTATCTCATCTCCCAGTATTCCCTTTCTTTGTCATTACCAATGTACTCCCATGCTTCCACAAGAGACGCCGACAAAAGAATGTCTGGCGCGTTGTTTGTAAACCAGTTTGTCGTATTGGAATCGCTTAACGCTGTAGGACGGGCATAATACGTGCCAACTATCGTATAGGTTGAGTCTGGATAAGGGCCAAAAATGAAGTTATCCCCATCTTCGCCGATATATTTAGGCACTGAATCGCTGGACCTCGTTGGATAGTTTCGATAAATCCACTCAGCAGACTGCTTTAACAGGGGCTTGTCTGGACTTCCTGATATACGGGCATGCTTTAATTCAACATAATCGGAGGGCATAGCGGCTACCCCTGAAGCAATCGTGACACTTAACGCGGTTTCCATCGTCCTGATGCGTAACTCTCGATAGATTCTATTCTCGCCTAGCGAGATAAATTCAGGCACTCTTGATGTGTGCGCCGTAGAATCTATCCAGTTTTCTACCGATGTCTGTAATTCTGAGTAATTGGTGATAGCCATTAAGAAGCCTTCTTGATTTCGGTTTTTGATGCTTTCCAGTTTTTGAAGGATCGGGTTAAGTCTTTTATCCCGATATCTCGATACAATTTCACAGAGTTAGCCCAAACATATTTTTTGGGATGGAATAGCCAGCCTGTAATCTTAGGCACCATGACCCAGGCCTCCTTACCTAAAGCCCCAGCTAGTTGAGTCACCGAAGTAGGGACCGCTATCACAAGGTCTAGCTCAGAGACCAAAGCCGCTGTTAGATCGTAATCTTTGATTTCGGTAATCCACGGAAAGTGATGAACCTTTATGCCGCGAGTCTTTTCAAATTCCGCTACTTCATCCGAGGCGTCATTATATTGAAGTGAAACCCACTGAATATCCTTATCTCTCAAAAGATGCGCCATTGATTCTAGCGTTTTCTGTCTGAATTGCTTTCTGGATTGTTTTGTTCCGCCGGTCCACGCGATACCCACCTTTAGCCCATCGCCAAGAGAATCCAAGAGACCTCTCATGGCCTTTCTCATATCAGAGTCAGCTTTCAGGTAAGGCGTGCCAGGGAAGTCTTCGTTTCTCTTCCGGTAATACTGCAAAGCCCCAGCCTGGGTAATATAGGCATCCGGTTCTACGTGAGATGGTAGCGCCAATTCAGCCTGCCATCTGGAGCCCGCAACAATCACATTCTCAGGAAGGGAGCGCTCCATCAAGCCTTTTAATCTGGGCATACCGTCATAAATGACATATTTACAATTCTTAGCCATATCCTCAAAAACTGAGGAATAAATTAGCTCATCGCCTATCCCTTGCTCACCATTAACAATCACGGTCTGTCCCGGCGTACCGTCCCACATCGGAAGGTCGCCATACTGAATATCAGGCCTTGAGGCATGTCCGACCATTGAGTGATAGTTTTTCCAGCCTTCCTCCCAATCCTGAAGCATTAAGCAGGCAAAGCCTTTTGTTGATTGTCCTACAACGTAATCAGGATCGATTTCAAGGCACTTGTCTATCCACTCCATAGCCGCATCAGGGTTACACATTTGCAGCTCTAATGAGGCCATGTTCGCCATAGCCGCCAAGGAATCAGGGTTTAACTCAAGGGCTTTTTCTAAACACCATCGGGTAGCCTTCCAGCCTTCCTCATCGTCTGTTTGGCAGCGGGCAAAGTTTACCCAGACCTCTGGTCTGTCTGGTGTCATTTTGGCACACCTGGCAAAGGCATTATAAGCCAGCCCTTTTTTGGCAGTTTGTATCATGATTCCGCCAAACAGAAACAATGCCGGAGCATCGTTAGGATCTTCGTCTAGCAAGTCGTTTACAATATTGAGCGCTTTTTCATATTCGCCTCGCTCATAGGCTTCTTTAGCTTGGATATGTCGGTTCATAGCTTTATCTTATTTGGATTGAGTTTGCGGTTTTCTGCTTTGTTTAGCTGCTTAACAGCATAATCATGCCACCCTCTTGAATAAGGTGGGTGCCCGCATTGCTGAGACCATTCCAAGACTTTTATTTGCGGTATCGTGCCGACATACCATCGGTTCTTGGTTCTATCCAATTGCCCCTGAGCCCGCATATTGGCCTCAAGGATCGGATTCACGTCCTGAACCGATTTTATAATATTCTTCCCGGTTTCCGAGTCTGTATAGAAATAATCAGTTATCCCGGTAAATGGGTCATAACCTAGCTTCTTCATGTGTCCTCCGTAATATGCTTATGCCTCTTGCCAGTTCTTATTTTTGAAACCATCTGGTCAGATATATTATATCGTTTAGCTATATCTCTGCCTGTTTCATGACTGAACTTTATATCTCTTATCTGTTCATCAGTTAAAAACTGATTCCATTGCTTGAACGGTCTGCGGTTCCGTTGTTGCTCTGACCTGGTGGCCCATCGGCAATTAGATTTCTCATAATTACCATCTGGATCTATGCGATCAATCGTATGCTTATTGGTTGGTGGATCGCCCATATCTTCATAGAAATTATCGAATACTAACCATCTGTCACAGACTTTAATGCCTCTGCCACCATAATACTTATACCCAGTAGCTTTTGGATTAGAACATCTTTTTTTCATGTCATCCCATGATCTATATACCCTGGTATTCGTCATTCCATGTGTAGTCGCTCTTTCTTTTGAAAGGCAGCCGCATGACTTAACCTTTCCTGATGTAAGATCAAATGAGGCGTTTACCTTTTCTGCCCCACAATCACAAATACAAAGCCATTTAGTTTTATTTTTTATTCTAATCGTATCTTTTACAACTAAGCGGCCAAACCTCTTTCCTTTCAAATCTGCAATTTTTCTCATGATAGTCCTCCCCAGTACGGCTAATGTACTGGAGAGGATACCATTGCTGATAGGTGATCGTCAATCTATCAAGTTAGGACTTCACCTATTTTTCCGCTCGATGCTTCATTCTTCGCTTCCAAAGTTAGCTCAGTAATCAGCATGGCTCGGTCAGAGTCACCCGTTTTGGCTAGTGGAGCGGTAGACATACCGCGAAGTTCTGCGATAGCCCAATATTCCATATCCAACAGGTAAATCTGATTGGTTGGCATGAATCGATTTGGCACAATTGAATGCTCACCAAAGTCGGAAACATACACATCAGCAGCACCCACAACCGTACCTTGTGACTTCCCGGGTACATCTTTGTATAGCGTTGCGATACCGCTCAGATTTGACAGTTTACGCTTCATTGCAGAACCGACCATGATCACAGAAGGATCACCGCCATTATCCCAGCAGGATGCGATAACAGTCGCCAAAGGATCTTCTAACTGTGTTGCAGTAGTGACAGTCAAGCCGGTGCCTGCAACAAACCCAGCGCCACCGCCTGGTGTGGTACCAGTAGATGACATCTTGTGGAAGTTAGAACCCAACCAAGCACAAACACCACCCAAAGCGCGGGCTGTAGCCGTGGCGGTAGGTGCATCACGATTCTGAGTGCTTAAAAGCGTTTTCTCAATATCGCGTTTTAGCTCACGACCACGTTTAGCTAGCTGGTATTCATACTCATCAGACCGGCCCGCCGTATTTACAGCACGCTGAGTACCAGAAACACTGATAACCTTACGGAAAATCTGTGTCCGGTTCCCTGGGCGAGTTGTGGCGGCTGCGGCGTCTGCGGTAGCGTCATCACCTTCAAGGTGAGCCACGGAAGTAGCTGCGGCTAATGAATCAGTTTGCCATTCATGATTGGTTGCGGTTGCGGTAGTACGTCCGATACCAGAGGCAAAAGGAGTCTCCATCGGAGAGATATCATAAATAACGTCCGAAAGGTCTTCACGATTACCAATAGCATCAAACGAAGTAAAAGTATTGACCGGTAAAGCCATGACTTATTCTCCTATTGTTTGAATTTTTGTCTAAAAATTGCAGCAGCATCCTCCATTGATCCGGTTTGTTTTAGCGTCTTTCTTAGCTGGGCTTCTTTTACACCATTAGCTTCAGTTTTTGATGGACGCTTACCGGGTTTTAGTACTTTAGGTAAAGGTTTCTTTAATTTCTTCTCCGCTGTTGCCTTACCTTGGTCATACAACATAGCCTTGTAAGCTAAGGTGATCGCAGTGGCATCATTGGTGTTAGAGATCACCTCATCAGAAAGCCCTTGCTCTTTGAGGTAAGAAGTAACCTCTTGAGCTACGTTCTCGCTCCATGTGGGAATGTTTTTAACAATCTGGTCACGCTGAGCCATAAGATAGGCTTGTTGCTGTTGCTGCATTTCAGCCGCAATCTGCTGGTTTGCCTCAGCTAGTGACTGCTGTGCTACGGCCTGCAATTCAGAGAATTTCTGTCTGCGTTCTGCCAGCTCTTGCTTGCGAGCCGCGTACTCAGACGGATCATCTTCTCTCAATTCCTGCCAATTAATATTCTCATACGGTGCGAGAAACTCTTTCTCTAAAGTCTCTAAAAGAGTGTTTTGCTGTTGCGCTATTTGTTGCGATCGCTGAACTAATCCACTTAACGCAGTCTCGCGTTGTTTTTCTAGTTCGGCGATCTTTTTGCTGCGATTGGTAAGGTTTGCGTCTCCCTGGTATGCGTTTATCAGTTGTTCTAGGTTTACGTCGGATAAATCCTCACCGTCCTTAACTCGGAAATTCAAAGACCCTTCTTCGTTGATATTCAACCAGTCAGGCTTTGCACCAATTAATTCGGCAAGTTCTTCGGCTCCTAGCTCAAGTGATTCGGCTCCGGTATCGGCTCCTTCTACTTCGCTGGTTTCCTGAGCTTCCACCTCGGTGGATTGCTCTTGTTCAGGCTGTTCGGTCTCTATGCTTTCGGTAGGTTCCGCCGCCGCCTCTACGGTCTCTTCAGCACCCTCTTGAGGTGCATCAGTAGATTCTTGAAACATCCCTTTGAATTGCTCTGCTGCTTGTTCCATTGTGCTCATTTACTGTCCTCCAGTTTTTGCAAGGCTTGTTTACCATGCGTAATTTCTAACTTAATTGCTCGTTTCATTTCCGACAAAACGTGATATTTATTCCAAAGCTCCTCGCGTTCGTCTTTGTCTGCGCTTTTCGTTGATCGCCATTTATCAAGAATATTTTCCTCAATAGCATCAAAGTAATCCTTTAATATGTTTAGCCGTTCGCCTGCTCTATCGCCTCTAGCGATAACTTCTCTTAGGCCAACATCAGTAGTAGTTCCTCTTCCTCTTCCCACGGGTGCCCTCCTTCCTTCTTGATGCGTGTTTCTGTGCGCTTGATCTGCGAAGCAAGCAGCTTGATTTTTCTGGGGCTCTTGTCTTTAACAACCTCTTCAACCAAGAGATCCATCTGTGATTGACGGTATTCCTCCAGCAACATAAGCAACTGTTGCTGGGTTTCTATGAAATACTGATTCCCGCCGATGATGACTTTGCGACGTTTTGCCCTCTTTCCTCCGCCTGCCGTTGGCTTTACTGTCTCAACAAGAGACGGATTATTAACATTAGGATTAAATGAGACTAACCGCAGATAACCAGGCGGAATTTCACCAACAACCGACCCAACAACGTCCGTCTGAGGCGCGTAGCCTGTTAGGGTTAAAGTACCCGCAGGTGGAACCTCGATTGTTGCTGATACTTGGGCTAGTTGTGGGGCAAACCCTGTAAGCGCTAAGCTCCCCGCCCCTGGAATGGCAACAACATTACCAGCGATAACCGCGTCTGGAGCATAAGAGAATAAGTTTAAATTTCCCGCAGGGGGCGCTTCTGCTGTGTTGCCAACCTTTGCAACACCTGGAGCAAACCCCGTTATAGAAAGCGACCCAACAGGAGGTAGCTGCTCTATCGTGCCATTAAATGTAACGCTAGGCGTTATGCCTGTTAGAGTTAGCGACCCAATAGGCGGCAGTTCCTCTATTGGGCCACCAGCCGCTGCGGCCTTTATCGCTATACTCAACCACTGTCTAGCCGTACCATTTACAGTAGTTGGGAAGCTCATATTATAGCCCAAAGAATCGAATGAGCTAAATGAACCCTCTGAGTGTTTGGCGTATCCGCTTATATAATCATAGACTTGAACAGCGTTAGAGGTCGAATGATTACTGGCTTCATCCGATGTCCCTGCCCCATCATCTGAGGCAATACCCGAACAGCTCTCAGTTGTATCATCAAATGCGCCTATTCCGAGATATACTGGGTCATCCGTCTTTAACGTGTTTACTGTTGGCCCGCCCGTCATGCCTAATATGACCGCTTGTGGCTCAAAGGCAGGATCTTCTACGTTCCACGTCCCGGTTGAAGTGGGTGAACTTACAACATCAACCGAAACACCATTTGTGTCGCCGGTATCCAAAGACATAGCGATAAAGTAGTCATTGCCTGGACTGTCGGCACCTGTATTGATTGAGAAACCATTAGCATCAAAATCTTGTGCTGTGCCTGCATAGGCTTGGGAATCACTGAAAATTTGCACCAAACACGCATCATTCCTTGTGATTGTTCCAGCTACAGCCGAAGTCTGTCCTGCTCCGTTGTAATAGGCAACACACCCCTGAGAAACAGAGTCCGATGAGTTATTATGCGCAGCACCAAAATTTATAACTGCTTGGGTTCCTATACCTGACGCATTGTAGGCCACGCCAGCGGTTAAAACTAAATTCGGTTTGAATCCAATACCAGTAAAATCATTAACGCCCGTAGTCGTTAGCTGCAATCTGGAAACATCATAATCAGTGCAGCCCTTAATCAATATAACGGTAAGATAATAAGCAAGACCACCGTCAACTGTAGTGAAATCAATGGTTATTCCATTAGTGGCCCATGAGTCAAAATTCCCGGCAACAACCGTTCCCACACCATCAATATCAACTAATAAAGATGCCCTGGCTGAATCGGCACGATAAGTGTCAGTAGTTCCTTGATTATCCTCTGCACTAGCCGACATACCCTGAGTCGTTGTGCCGTCAGTAAACGAAATACCGATGATGGAATCATCAGCAGGGTTGTTTGTGGTATTCGCCATTGACGTGATAATAATGGCCGCTTGAGGCGTGCCAAACCCGCTCGACTCAAAGGATTTTGTCGTTGTGGTTGTTGGCGTTGTGCCGTTTACGACTGCAATTTCAATGGACATTAGACTTTAAATATATAGACGTTTTCAGTTGTACCATTAACCCCAATATACGCCTGCTTTGATGGGATATACTGGAATCTACCGTAGGTGCCGTTAGGCTGTTTGGTAGTTGGTGTTACGGTATTCGATGGGTTTATCGTCACTTGTGTGCAGACCCAGGTATCAGGGTCGATTTCGTATAAATTTACACCACCATTCCATAAAACGAATTTTTCCCTGACCGGATTAAATATAAATCCGGGAGCTTGCGCGTATTCAGGGAACGCATCGCCTGTGGCCGTTCTTTTTGTCCGTATACCACTGGTTAAATCACAAGATACTAAACCGTGACTCGAACCCGTTGAGACCATCATCTGCCTAACAGGATCAATAGCTGCTGTGGTGTAGTTTTCTACATATAACGTAGGACCACCGATATCAGTCCAGGTATTATCTAATGAGTTATATCGTTGCAGTTTGGCATTGTTGTTATTCCCCACCCACACGTAAGCATTACCCGTCGATGGATCATAGGCTGTGATTGTGCCAGCATCACCGGGATTGAACGGTAGCAGCGTTTTTGTGCCGTCCCAAGTTAATGTTGATAAATCCAACCCAGGACTGACCGGATAGCTTAATCCTGTCGGATTTATGCCCTGAACACCAAATGACATTAAAGTGTCAATGCTTTCTAAATAACACAGGGAATTGTAAGAATGGAAAGAGGCTGGGGTATCGTCTGATTGAAGACCTGAATAAGTGCCAGCGCCACCGGCAAAACTTGGTTCCGTTATTCGTGACCACGAAAGGGAATCAATATCGAACGCATAAACCTCATTGCCTGCATAATCCCCATGACCTCCACCCATGACTAGCAATCTATTTCTGGTGGTATCGTAAGCACCGCCTGACCAAGTGGTCATAATAGATGCTGGATCGCCAGCCGGAACGGGATCAGGATAGACCGCAGATAAGTTACTTCCAGTAACCTCTAACCAAGTGCCCGGTGCCATAGCATCTATGGCATTAATCGTGCCTCCCGATAATTCTACAATCCGCGCCTTGACAACCGATTTTGTGTGATAATTAAACATATGCCTCTCTGCGAGCATAAACAGAGAATGAATATAATGCAGAAACTCACTTTTATTCGGCGCTGCATCTAATTTTCCCTTCAACCAATCCAACTCAGATTCTTCATCAGCCGTGATTGAGAATGTAGTAATGAAATCCTGTCTGGATATTTTTGTATCAGTCCATTCAACAAATGCCGCCCAGAATTGATGGACGGGAAGTCTTGGCCTTTCAAGACCGGATAAACGATCTAATATGCTCATCATTCCCCTATTGGACGGTAAACGTCAAACTCTGCGGATTCCATGACTGATACGTGTGGCTAATAAACGCCTCGCCGATTTTTGCACCGTTTTTTGTTACCCATACGCGGCAATGAATAATATCGTTATGATTTACCTCTCTACCGAATATCTCAGTCGTTCCGCTAACGCTTGTTTCAGTGCCAGGGACTGTTCCAACTCGCGCCTCGGCTCCATCGTTAACCCTGCAATTTGTTTTCATGCTCACATCAGGGTCTGGAAATGGATTCCACCCGATAGTGAAGGAAAACGTATCCGCTACAGCCGGTAACGCCGTAAATAATGCTAAAATCAAAATTAATCTATTCATATCAGCTAAGCCTCTTTGTAATACGCTGCTCATAAAGCGTTTTTACCTGCTCTATTTTCTCATGATTGCGGCTTAACTGTTCCATGCTACACCCCATCATCGTAAGTGCTTTAATTAAGCTCGAAGCAAACAGGATTAGGTGAGATATGTAACTCTGTACCCGCTGGGACAGTGATCTCTGCCGTTGATAGCTGCGACCAGCACACCAGAATAGAGGCAGTCTGAGTCATGATTACCGCAAACTTAACATTGGTCATCGCGGAGCCTGCTGGAGCCGTCCACACAACCGTGTTAAATGTCCACGAATAGGTGGAAGTTGTGGTTTTAACTGACCAGTTCACCGTCAATGGCCGAATAGTGTAGCCGTTATCTGTGGCGGTTAGCTCGTTAGTTAATTGACCACCTGAAACAAGTGAGGCTGTGGCTGCATTACTAGCAGATGAGTACAGCCGCATAGTGAATGAGGTGTTCGAGCCGGATAGATCAATAGAGCCACTACCCAAGGCACTCTTAAAATTGTTATAAAATTCCCAGGCAGTAGTTGCCATATTATTCCCCTTTGCCGCCTTCGCGGATCATTGTTGCAATTAAACCAGGACCGTGAACCTTTAAGTTCCAGTCTTGCCCGAATGCTTTTACCATCGTCATGAAATCCATTGATTGCTGGACCATCCATGCCGACACTGTGAAGATGTGATCGTTTAGTTTGATTTGTACGCTTTCCTGATTATCCGCGTTTGGCTGGTCATAAGCATGATGTTTTCCGTCCAGAAAACAGGAATCAAGCCCGAATATCTCAAAGTTTGAATAGCCCATGATTTGCAATAAGCGAATAGCTCTCAAGGCTATCGTGGACCCGCCCTGAATAGGGACCCATTGATCTGTGTACTCATGGATGATCTCGAACTCCTCTGTTGCATTCATCGCGTGCCAGATTAACACCCGTTGACCTTCCAGCTTAGCCAGTACCGCAGGGTCACACTGGGAGGCAACAAAATAGGTACACCCCTCAACATCGTGAATGAAGTTCTCATTATTTGGCTTGGCGTCAAGGAGTACCTGTGCAGAGGGCTTAATGCCGTGATCCAGCAAGGTCTTGACCGTGTTTGCTAGGGCGACAACTTTTCCGCCATTGGCCTGAACTTCCTTTAGTTCGTCCAGCGTATCAACAAGACTAGGGCCACCAGCCACTAGAGCGACAACTGTATCCTGCTCCTTATGCGGCCATACCTGCGGCAAATCCCGCTTGAGGTTCGTTACAATGTTTTCCTTGATTTTCTCCGATGGAGTATTTAGGGATGCAAATATCTTTAACCCTAACTCTTCGTACTCTATTTCCTGCCATTCATTATCCGATTGAGGTAGCTCGACCTGCTGCATCGCGTTTCACCTTTTTGTTTCCGATTGAAATAATACGTCCTTCGCTGTCCCTTACGATTTCCTTAGACGTGTTGAGTTCTGATGATAGCCTGTCAATCTCGTCCATCAGATCACTAATTAGTGCGTTTGTCGCGCCCATAGCCTCTTTCGGTGCGTCTTTCATTTGCGCTTCCAGCAGATCGGTCTGTGAGGAAAGATCCGCCTTGTATTGCTCTATAGCTAGCTTGGCAGAGGCTTCATTGCGATCAATAATCTGCTGCTGCTGTTTTAATTGCGCCTCTAGCTCTGCTGAGCGAGCAGACATTTGGGCCTTTATCTCATTGTTCTGCGTGTCTGACATTAGCTTAGCTTCAGCCAGCTCATTTTTTATCCGGTCAACCTCGGCCTTGGCCATGTTGGTTTGTGCGGTAACTTGTAACTGTTGAGACTTTATTTGTGCTTCTAGTTCGGCCTTTTGAGCGTCTAGTTGAATCCGCTGCATTTCTACCTGCCGCTTGTCAGCCTCTATCTGCTGATTGGATTGAATCAGCATCATATTAGGATCAGGCTGGGGCGGGGCCGGGGGTATTGTTTGCGGATCAGTGAAGGCCATTTGAGGCGAAGGATGAGACATTAACTCGGCAAACCGTTTACCCGTATCATAGAGGTTTTGAGGTGTAGCAAACCCCATCTGTAGGGCTTCCACTTGCTTTTGCCATAACGCGTCAAGATTAGCCAGATTCTCTCTGGACCCCTTAACCCCAAGACCTACTTTGACTGTAAAATTTGTTCTTTCGCGCCATTCTGTAGGATTGACCGGAACCCAATCATTTCTTAGCTTGACGATTTCCTCTTTATGTCCATGCTTTCTAGCCAGCTCATGGAGGTCCCTAAATAAGCCCTTTACGCCGGTTTCAGCAAAGATACGAGCAATCATCTCCACCTTGGCCTTGGCTTCCTGCATCATGCCCATAACAACGCCAGTGTTAGCTTGCGCTAATACGTTAGGATCAAGCTGGGCCTGGAAGTCGCCAACACGTTCATTCTTGAGCTGGTCAGTCATTTCAAAGAGAGTAAAGGCTTGAGCCGGAAGGCCGCTAGACTGTCTTTCTAACACTGCATCATGAGGACTTCCATCAACCGCACGCAACCCAAACGGCTTAGAGGTTAGAAGGTCATCAACATTAACCTTATTCTCATCATAATAGGTGGTCCCGTTAATTAGTTGATTAACGTTATCCATGTAAGACCGGAACAGCCCGGTCCTGATTTCTTGTAAATCCTTCAGGATATCGGCAATCGATAGTCCAAAGAACTTATGAGTCAGAATAATAGGCGTAATTGCGTTAAATGGAACCTGGTCAACTTCCTCATACTCAATGAAGTCGCCGCTCCTAAACACCTTTAATAGTTCGGCAACTCCGTCACCGTTCTGATCTACGCGAATATATCCCTCAACAACAAAGACCTTACGCATTTGCTGGTTGATTGTGTCGGTGTAGGTGTCCTCATCAGATAAATGATATCGAGACTGGTTTTCCTCGGTATCGGGAATGTCCTCTACAGCCATCTGCTCTATATCAGACTCGGAGTAACCCATCTCCCGTAGTTCAGAGATCGTGTAAGTAGTTTTATGGGCGGTAAATCTCGCCTTCTTGGGGTCTACAGAGCATGCATCATTGGAGATTAGAAACTCTTCTGGAGGCATAACCTCAATAAGAATGTCCTTCTTTTCTTCGGTACGGATAAACGTGGCATTGTGTAGTGTGATGGGTTCGCCAGTGTCTAAGACGTCCTGCTCTTTCTCGTACTCAATGAGTTCTAAGTCGTCCTGGGTATTGAGGTACTGGAACTCTACATCTGTCAGATCCTTGTAGGATTCTCTGGTTTGCTTCTCGCCTTCCTCAACATAGTGCTTTGTAATGCCGTTCTTCTGTAGCAGCGCATCTTTAAACCATGAGTATAGGATAAGAAATCCATTATTCTTTTTATAAAATACGTGGTTTAGGTAGTCTGTTTCCTGTTCGGCTTGCTTCTCATCTTCAGGCCCTACGGGCTCAATATCCACTGCTGAGTCTGCATCGGTGAAGATTCGGATTAATGAGGGCAAGATCCACTCGATAACGTCCATGACATCACGAGTCTGAACCTGGGATCGGCCTTCCATCTCCGTTCCCATAGGCTCGGCAAGATAGCGCTCCATCGCTGTTGATCGCTCATCTGATAGCTCGCCAGCCCACTCTCCCATAGCCGAACTGTATTCAGCGTCGAAGATTGCTTTTAGCTCTACATCTGAGAGCGATTTTTTATCAGCCATTTATTTTCTCATTCATTATCATCAATTTCACTGCGAGATCATTCCCTACCTAACATCTTGATAATATCTTCATCAAAGACCACAAAGTTACTTGTCCCTTTCCCGCCTTCTCTGGACATTTGATCTAGGTAGCGGATGCCTTTTAGGACATTTCCCTGTTTAATTTCTCAAGATCACGCATATTCTTCTCTTCGAGAAGTTCCCCTATAAGGGGCTGTCTTAATTTTGAGCCAATACTAGCCATTTATAATATCCAAGTATTTATGGGGTTTTGTGGCACGTTTGCCTATTATTTTTGTTCTAGGCGTTTCAGGTCGAAGGTAAATTATATCGTCCTCTGTAATAGGTGCGCCCTGCTCTATCTCTCTAGCGGCATAAGTACCGCGTCTCATTTGTGTTCTCATGTCGTATTCAGCCTCAACCGGCTTTCTATCGCCCATCATGGCATCAATTCGACTGCATTGCTTAACAAGACGCCGCATTTGTTCAGGGCTTGCAGACAGTGAGTGGTCGCCATAATCAAGATATGGTCTGTCGGTAAAGTGTTTCTCTAACGTCTTCGCACCCATTGCATAAGCCGCAAGACAGGCAGTAATGCCTTTAGTATGGTCAGAGTAGCCAATCCGGGGACATAAGGTAGCTAGTTTAGGAATAACCCCCAGATTGGCGTCCTCGTCTCTCGTCGGGTAACTGGATACACACTGCATTAAGGTTAAATTACCTCTTGTGACCAACTTAGAGGCTAGGTCGATCTCTCGATAGGTTGCCATACCGGTTGATAAGATAATCGGCTTACCGTATTCGTTGGCCTTTCTGATGAGCCGGTCATAAGTAAGATCACCTGAGGCTATCTTGATTAAATCCATCCTTGGTGCGTACTTCTCCAGGGATTCCTCATCAAAGCATGTGGTAAGAAAGCCAACTTGCTTATAGATACAATATTTAATGATTGCATCCCATTGGTTGTCAGAAAACTCCAACTCCTTAAATCGTGTGTATTGCCGATCATGCCCTTTTGCTTGAGGTAGCGCCTTAAGTGACGGGTGAACAAGGTTCTCTGCCTTGTATGTCTGGAATTTAACGTAATCCACACCGCAATCAGCGGCTAAATCAATTAATTCCAGGGCTTTCGCCAATGACCCGCCGTGATTTCCCCCAATTTCTGCGATTATCATGCGTCCTCCTGCTCTTTTAGGATTCGGGTGCGGGCCTCTTCCCTCTCCCGCAGGTTGGAGGACATAGAACCGTCGTGTTGACGGTAAAAATAGAGAGGCAGTGCTAGCCGCGACACCCGAAACTGTTTACGGAATCGTAGCCAGAAATCAAATGATTCCTGATATTCCAGTGTTTCGTTGTAGCCACCCAATACCTCCCAACAGTCCTTGCGGTACATCACACCGCAAGCGTGTTCTAGGTCATCATTGGGTAAATGTTCTAAATGATGGACTGAATATCCATCACCTTTCTCTTCATAAGACTTCCAGTAGTCACACCATACGGCATCAATACCGGGATGCCGGTCAAAGTAGCCAACCTCTACCTCGACCAGATTAGGCTCTATCCAATCGTCTGCATCGATACGGATAATGTACTCACCTGTTGCAGCTTTAATCCCTTGATTGCAAGCATGAGCCAGTGTGCCGTCACAGTAAATGTCTGCTTTGACGTCCTTTGTGCCATTAGCAACAACAATAGTCTCAAGATTTGGGTACGTCTGTTCCTTTAGACTTTTTAGCGCTATTGGTAGCAGGCTTAGATACTTTGGATGCACCACCAGTACCACGCTTACTTTCGGTTTCATTGAGATCGACCATTAATTGATGAATGACATTGTGGATATCAATAAAGCTTTGCTTTAGCTCCGCAATATCGGCCTCTAACCGCTTTAATCTTAACGCTGCTCTAGTGCTCATGTGTCCTCCTAAATAACTTTGTAGTCCGGCTGCGGGCTCGGACCTTTCCTCTTTTTGTTCATTTGTACAGCAAATGACATCATTAGACTGTCGGCCAGATTAGGCGAGGCTATCTTGTGCCTGGTCTTCATGGCCTCTTTGGTCATAATCTGTATCCTACCACTACCGTTTGGCACCAGAGGTATCCGACAAAGCTCGGACCTTAGCTTGGTTAAGTGGCTAATATCACTTGATAGAGAGATCATGTCATCAGGGTCAATATACTCCCCTTGTGATGCCCTGTAAGCGTTATAGAACCTATCTCTTAGTCCCCAGTAGTATTGGGCTCGTTTGTTCTTAAACGTCTCTATGTTTGTCCTACGGCTGTGAGGCGAGTCCTCTGCTGGCTGATAAACAGCATCAGGGTAATCTACACCCTCGCTCCCTTTGAACATCTGATGTTCTATTTTGGGGAGGGATTTGTTTATTTGTCTTTTGAGCGAGACTCCAAGTCCGTCGGCATCCCAGAGGAAGTAATCAGCCTTAACTTGGAGCGCGTAGTCTGTTGCCCAGTCGCAACCTTCGTTGACGTCGCCAGTTTCGAGGTCTTTAACCTCCTTAAAGACAACTCCATGTCGATAAGCGAGACCCTTAGCGTCTCCGCCGAGGTCTGAAGGGTCGTGAGTGACGACTTTAAGTCCACGAGGCTTGAATCCAATTTTCTCATGGAGGTTAATAGCTGCATCAAACCACTCTGGGAGGATGATGGAGTTCTCAATTTGGTCACTAAATGCGCCCTCCCATATATGGTCATATTCCGCCCTGGGCTTGTGTTTCAAGTCCCAGAGCCTCTCCTGCTCAAGATTCTCTGGAAACCAGGGATTGTCCGTATAGTTGACCTTAACAATTAAGTGTAGGTCATCCTCGTAATAACCATCCTTCTCTATCTTATCCAGATAAGGCACGATGAACCGCTGACTCATTGGGTCTTCACTGGCCTGCGGATTGAGGGAGAACCATATCTCAGCATCTTCCTCTCGCAGCGTGGGGGTTAGCTTCTCTAGTGATTCTTTAGAGATAGCATGGGCCTCTTCTACCCAGAAATACTTAAACCCATGCATCGACTTGATAGCGTCTGGGTTTCTAGCTAATCCCTTAAACTTGAATACCCCACCACTAGAATGAGCTATATCGGCTTTTTGTACAGTAAACCCTTCTAATCCTAGCCTTTCTATCTCATGACTTAGAAGAGAGTGAACAGAATCTTCAATGGAGTTCTGCATTTCACGGAAACAACCTACTTTGGCTGATTCTGTTTGCGCCTTCATCAAGAGAAGGTCTGCAAAGGTTTGCGACTTCGCGCCACCCCTACCGCCAAGAGCTATTTTGAATCGCTTTTTCTTGGTTAAGAACGGTTCAAGCTTCTGAGGTATCGTTATCTGAGGCAATGACTTTAACTGTCCAATTAGTATCTAAGGTCTTACCGCCTGATGTCACGTCCTGCTTATCGTGATAACCGTGCTTACCAAGCGCCAACTTAACAATATTAGAATTAAATGCACCTCTTAGGCCTTGATTCATTAAAACTTGATGCTGCTTAGCATTAATTTTCTCTAATATGTCAGAAAACTCTTTCTTTTCTTCCTGGCTTGACCAGTCATAAATGGTTTCACGTGAAACGCCTAACACTAAAGAAAGGCCTACAACGCTAGGCATTACATCTCCCGCGCTCTCATAATCTGAGAGATAAGAAAGAGACTTATCAAGAATTTCTTGATTGTATTTAGTGGGTCTTGCCATAGTGTTTTTAGATACTTATACCAACCTAACCTTATTATGTATTATCTGGTTGATTAGTCAAGTTTTCTCTTAATTTTTTTCTCGCTTCCTGTATTGAGGCTCTAGCTTTGTGCCGGGATACCTCAAGCTCTTTGGCTATTCGTCTCTCTGAATAGTTCATTATGTACTTGCCAGCCAATGCGTCCCTCAAGACACCTTCAAGAGATATTATTTCCTCGTTTAACCGCCATACCCTGCGATTGGGCCAATAGTTAGGCACGTATATTGTGGTAGCCCTAACAGTCACCTCCTTACTCCATGCGGGCTGTAGAGAGATTTCGGCCTCTTTTAGTATGGATTGTGCCCACTCTCTCAAAAGTGCATCAAGCTCCGAATCCCGCACCAATTATCTCCTTGAGTGTTGGAGGTTTCCCTTTGTAGTACTCATAAATAGCTTGGATCGCTTTTAGTTGCTCCGGGTAGTCCACAGTAAAACTAAGAGTATCATCTAGCCCGCCTGGAACCTCTAATATTGTCGGCAAGGTCTGTAGATCGTACGTCATATACTCCGTGTCTATGCTGGTTCCATCGGCCTTTAGGTCATCGTGCAGGCTTCTGAGCGCTTCAGTCTTGACTATCTCGCACTTGGTTCCTGCTGGCATATCGACAGCCCTGGTATAGTCTGGGTTTACGCTTAGGTGTTCCTCTACCATTTTTAGCATCATATCCGGGTCTGTCAGCGGGTTGTCTCCTGTTACTCTGATGATGTTTGCAGCCTGGTGCTTGTCGGCTACAGCCAGGAATCGCTCCATTACATCATTTTCTGAGCCCTGATAAACCTCTATCCCTGCCATTCTACAGGCGTCTGCCAGAACACGGTCATCCTTATGGGTAGACGTGCAAAGTACGGCCTTTAATCCTGTTGGCGCTAGTCTGTCGAAAAGTCTCAATATTAGCTGTTTGCCATATAGGTTTGCCAATGCCTTGCCGGGGCATCGCTTAGACTTCATTCTCGCTGCGACACAGATAATCATAGAGATCTTTCGGCCTCGCGGATAAACTTCACAAACGCCTTAAATTCATCCGGCTCTAGTGCTGAGCACCAGTCCTTTGACTTCTTTTTTAACTCATCCCTATTCAAACAGATGTGCTTCTCTATCATTGCAGCGCCACGCTCTATCGCTATAGCCGGAGCAGCAAAAGCCCAAGGAGAACCAACAGGAGAGTGATCTGCATACCCATATCCAGGCCCTACTTTATGTAGCAATGAAGCCTCAATAGGCGTTGGGTACATCTGATGCCCAACTATGGGATAGCCCTCCCACATTTTATGTTTAGCGTTAATTGGATCATAACCATCGATTTCATCCATCCAAGAGCAACAAAAACTCTTTGACCACCCCCCGTAATATTGTCCAATTAGCTCACGATAAGCACTGAATATCTTTTTCCAACCACTTTTGGGGATACATTTATCCATCATGTGGGAGAAATCACCCTCTTCAGGGCTCCAGACCTGGACCTTTACCCCATCAGCTCCCGCGTTATACGCCTCCCTTATTAGCTCCAGGCACAGATCCGGGCTTCCCATGTGAGCGCTGGCTATCTCTGCGATTATCGTCGTCATCTGTCCTCTCCTTTTTGGGCTTACTGGTACCAAAGGCCTTCTCCCAGTTCGATCTAATCTGATCCTCTGGAACCTGCGCGGGCCTCCTATTGTCTCCCTTGCTCATTTGTAGCTTGCCCCTACCTGGCAATCATCACAAGGAAATCCTCTAGTAGGATCTTCGGCCATCCGTCTTAGAGATGCCATACGCTCACCATTCCAAATATCAATTAATGGGCTCTTGTTATAGTCGCCAATGGGATACTCGTTATTCCAGTTGCCACAGCAACCAAACACTGTGCCGTCCCACGCAACAACCAGCCGCTGAAACGGCTGTGGGCACTTCTTCCGCTTTGTCTTGTTAAGCTGTCTCATGGGCCTGAAAGAATAGCTATCGGCCTTAAATACCCTCTTTAGCATGTCTATTTCTCGCTCATTCGAGGCTTGTACGGTCATTTGTACAATAGTTTCAGGCTTGTTGGTTTTGTGGTAATTCAAGAATTCCATGTTATTTACTAGCTTATTGAAGTCACCCTTTACCCTAATGGCTTCGTATGTTTCCTTGGTGCCTCCATCAATAGACACAATCAGCTTATCTAAGCCTGAATCAATCAGCTCCTTGATTCTGTGCTTTGAAAACGAGGTGAAGTTAGTGTTTATCATTATTTCAGTATATTTTAACTTCTTTGCCAGCTTGATCATTGGAATCAGGTGTTTGCTCAAGCCCGGTTCACCGCGAAAGTTCAACTTGATTGATTTTGCGCCGTTAGCTCTAGCCTCTTTAATGGCTTTCTCTGCCATGCTTCTTGGCATCATGCCCTGCATGGAGTCGTCAAAAGACCCATCACCGAAAGGACACATGGTGCATGCTAGCTGACATTTCCCCGCTAATTCGATATCAATATGCACAGGGAACCTTCGCTTGTAGAAAGGAGATATATTGAATAAGAATCGATACCACCAATACTTAATCATTGAACCACTCCACTGTTTGATCCAGACCATCCCATAGCCCTATCTTGGGCTCCCATCCCAAATTCTGCATTGTCCTGGTAATATCTACAGGGTTAGACCTTACATCACCCTTTGATGGAGGGTTATGTGCAACCCTCTTGCCCGCCTTCTTTGCTATTGAATACGCCACTTGATTGATCGAGGTTTGAATCCCGGTGGCCACGTTTAAAACTCCGGTAATATCTGAATCTATCGCTAAATCTATAGCGTCCACGACATCATAAACATGGATAAAATCTCTGGTCTGATACCCATCGCCATTTACCACGATCTCCGGTGATTTGATCATTGAAGTAACTACTGAGGTCTTGTTTTCAGAATGTGGCCCATAAACGTTTGAGAACCTCAATGAAAGGGTTCGGATATCAAAAGCTTCCTTGTAAGCAGCCATATAAGCCTCGCCACCTGCCTTCCCTGCTGCATAGGGTGACGTTATCTTGTTGACGCTGCCGCTTGATGCGTAAATCACCCTGCCTACCCCTGTTCGCCTTGCGGCCTCTAATACGTTTATAGTACCCAAAGCGCCATGAGAGAAATCATGAATAGGATCATCAATAGACTGAGGAACGCCAGGGCTAGCCGCCAGATGGATAATGCACTCATGACCCATAACAGAATCACATAAATCCTCTAAACTCCTGATGTCATCGCCATTCAAAATGTCGTATGAAACCCCGCCGTAGCGCTCAATAAAATTAGTCCCTATAAACCCGTCTCCGCCTGTAATTACCATTTTACCCTCGGCATAATTTGGTCGTTAACAATCTCGCCCTTGAACTCGGACACGTATTCAAGCATGGATTTAATATCCTCGCGCCTCAAGTAGTGCGGCTCTAATCCCATGTTCATCAGGGAGTCATTTTTAACATTATAATAGTGGTCTTCTTTTTCTTTCCGAGGATTTTGTATGTGGTCAATCTTGACATCAAGCCCCGAATCATTACCCACCTCATAAATAAGGTTGGCTATCTGGTTGATAGACCAAGACTCTGTGAATTGATTAAACACCCTAAACTCCCCCTCTCCGGCCGGGTTTTCAATGGCCAACCGAATACACTTTAATGTGTCCCTGAGATTTAATATGCCTCGGGTTTGGTTGCCTTTCCCATACACTGTTAGTGGATGCCCCGCCACTGCTTGTACAATAAACCGATTCAGGGCAGTGCCAAAAACGTCATCATAGGTAAACCGGGGTCGAACATCGTCTGATTCATGCCCCCATACAAATCCTTGGTTTAAGTCCGTAACCCGTAACCCCCACACTCGCGAAGCGAAGGCCAAAGCATCTGAATCATGGACCTTTGATAGGTGGTATATACTGAAGGGGGATTTTGGATATAGCATTCTATCCGTTCTGCCGTTATGCGTAACATCAAGATACCCCTCTTCGATATCAATATTGGGTGTACCATACTCTCCGAGAGTCCCTAGCTTTATTAGGTGCGTTTTAGGTGAGAATTCTTTTAGGGCATAAATAATATTTAGGTTCCCCTTGATATTATTCATAATGGTTTTCATGCCCTGCTTGCGATCAGCCATTGAATAAGGGGCTGAGGGGATCTCGGCATAATTAATAATTACGTCTGGCTGAATACGCTTGACTAAGTGGCTGATGCTCTCCCAGTTTGCAACATCAATAAATACGGGATCAAGTTCGTTTAACTCTACGTCACTATGCAGATAGTGAATATCATTGCTAACAAGCAAATCCCGCTTTAAAAGGTTGTCTACCGCGACTACAGTATGATCTCTCGCTAAATCAATACATGTAGGCAACCCAAGATATCCATCTGCGCCTAATACAATAATCTTCATTTGTCCTCCTTACGCATCCAGCTAGAACACGTATCCTTGTCCAAGAAAGGGTATCCTGCTGTTACCCCCTGCAAACACTCCCAACCATTTACTGCCTGCTTCTTGTGTGATTTTACCGAAAAAACACAATTAAAACAGCCATATTTGTTGTTTTCTTCCCGCTCTATTATCTTTGAGGGGTCGCCGTATTGGTTCTTATACATCTATCAAGTGAGGCGCGTTCTCTATGCACCATGCCTCCAAATCCTTATAAGCCTCTAAATAGTCGGGCTTTTGTACTTTCCACTTGTTCTCTGAGCACCAATCCCAGGTATCCGGCTTGTGCTCTTGTAGCCACTCCGAAAATGCTAGAGGAGCCTTGTGGGCTGATAGGTTTGGGCAAAACTTGTGATGCTTAGAACAAAGACCGATGCCATTTTCTATCCTGTGCCTTGTGGCGGTATTGGCTCTGGTGATAAGGTGGTGAGCCTCGACATTACCCGAACAAGCTTCTCCAACAGCGCAAGATGGGTAAATCTCATGTATCACCTTTCCCCATAGCCCATCCGCTTTTGTTTTCCAATACTTGGACATCGGGTTGTCTTTTTTCTTCTGAAGGTTGCTTTTTTTCTTCATTGTCTTATTTTAGGCTAACTTAACGATACACGCGATCTTTGGCGCGTGATCTTGGTGTTAGCCACCGGCACTGACCTTCAAATCTACGTCCGGCACAATCGCCTGCGGCTTGAAAATCACTTTGTAGTGGTAGGCACTATCGCCACGCCATCATATTAATCTTGTTTCTTGGGTCTGCCATTAAGTCTTTAATGGTGAATAGTTTCCTCTCCCGCCTAAAGCTACGAACTCCGCAGGATTTAGGATCTTGTCGTGCTCTCTCGACAGACTCAATAATTCTCACTACATCTAGCTTGCACTTCTTATGCCCACAGTGACATTTAAACAATCCTTTGTCTCGCCACCTACTGCCGTGTATCTCAACCATTTCCACAAATTCTAAATAGTCGAATCTGTCTCCTTTCTCCATGCCTCCCCCTATCGCTTGCCTATCGTATCCATCCCAAAAGCGTCTATTAGCGCCGCTATATCAGGATAACGGGCTCGTTTTTGATCTATTAGCTCATCAAAGCAAGGTTCACATATTAGAGAATCCTTATACTCAAAGCTCTCATCAAAGTCTGAATCTATATGATTCTCACAGATTTTACAGATAAACATACTCATTTATAACTGCTCCATAAAGGGACCGTTGGCCCTTTATCTCGATGTTATCTGTATCGTGCGTTTGCATTAGCTTCAGCAATAACACAATCAGCACAGAAATATTCGCCATCCATAGAAAAAGGATCAGTTCTTCGCCAATAGTGCTGTTTGTTTGGTTCGTCGCATTTTTCGCACTCATCCCCATCCGGGCCAAATTCACATTTTGTGAATCCGGTCATGCGCATTGCATCTTCAAGAGATACAGATAACAAATCGTTCAAAATCGACCTCCTTTCAGTCGGCGCTTTACCTCAACCGTTATATTGCTAGTCATAATAAATACCTTCTACGACTGTTCGCTCCCTGAACACCCGCCAAAACTCAGCCTCTTGTTCTGGTGTGAAGGGCCTTTCTTCCTGTCCTTCGTACTGGCCTATAAATTCCTTGAAGACGTGGTAAACCTGTAATACTGAGCCCAAATCAAGAAATCCATCAACCACTTTCCCCGCAGGAAGTTGAGGGTGCTGGCCCGTCATTACTGACAATCTTCGAACTGATTTAGCCCAATAGGGATATGTGCCCCGTTTAACCTTGGTTTTGCTTAAATTCCTGTTTCGAGCAAAGAATATGTTCTTAACGTTTTCGTTTCTCATGTGCCCTCCTTTTCCATAAACATAAAACAGTTAGGCAAGTAAATCTAATTGAATATTTTTATAGGGTATTAGCTGAGGTTATGATTGCTCTCTCCTTTCTCCAGACAATAGAAAACCTAACCCGTGGCATATCGGATATTTCGCCGCCAAGTGGTGTTTATGGCCAATACTCCGGCACAGACCGCTTTTTATGGTAGCTGGCTTGGCACCAGTTTTACCGGCTCGGGTTGCACTCTTTCGAGTGGCCGTGTTTACTCTTCCACGACTTCAAGCCCACGAATCAGTTCACATTGTCTGATCCCCTGGATGTTATCCAGACTCAGGAAATTCGGTTCCCCTTCCCTATTCTTGATTACGCTTAGGCTCAAAAAAGGCCAGCAGATAGTTAGGGTTATCAGCCCATAGAGTTAGGGCTGGTCTACTGTGTCTAATGCGGCCTGCAATACCTGCTTCATTGATGCCCAGCTTGACACATAGGCATCAATATCAGCCACGCCAGTAAAAATACCAACGTCCACCGCTTTCTTCATTGCGGCTATTAGCATCTCTTCTGTGACTTCCATTTTCTGTCTCCAATAAAAAAAGCCCCTAAAGTAGTGGTGTTCGACTGAGGTACACAGGGAACCTCCACCACTCTTTAAGAGCCTTTTAATCCTATGTGTTTTGTGGTCAGGCCGAGTCGAAACGGTTATCTGACCGTTCAATTATAATACATCTGCGCTATCATGCAACCCTAGGGTGAGAAGCTCCTCTGTTGTTTTGCCAAAGCTACACGCCTCTAGGGGAAACCTCAAGGGGCGTATCTACTTCCACGTCAACAACCCTGTAAATCCAAGGAGAACCGCCTGCCGAACAATTTTCAGCGTATCGCTCAGCAACACTCCTGCTATCGAATGCAGCCATATTTCTCCATCCGCCCATGCTTCCGTTTTCACGAGTGTACTGAACCAAGGCAACCAATTCTTCAAATGCGTTATCCATCTCATTTCTCCTTTAGTCACTTATGGGGCAACCAAGCCCTGTGATTAATTCAACCCTCTTCTGCTAAATCTAGGTAACTTTTAGCTACCAAAAACAAGAAAATCCCAAGTGCCCCACTGGGGACTAACAATCCAAACAGTAGAGAGGCTATAGCAAAAATCAGGAAAAACTTATCTGATCTGTGATAACGCCTAAGAATCTCTTTCCATTCCATCATCTTCTCCTTGTCAGTCTATTGGGGTTGATTAATCAGCAAACTTGGTGTTTTCATCAATTTGAGAGTTATCAGTTACCTTTATTTTTTCACCATCTTTAGGTTTTATTCTGATAAATATCTTATCAAACCCAACTACGGGGAAAAGGTAATCAGAGTCTTCGCTTTCTAAAAACTCACCGTCCCATTTCCACGTTGAATCCTTTGCTTTTATCTCTACCCCTGGTCTTAGGCTAGACAGAAAAACTGCTCGACCAACATAGTCGATTTCTTCTAACCGTTGACTCTCTTCTGGGTATCGCTTGATAAACGAATTGAATATATCTGGAAAATATATTTTTAAATCTTGAAGAAATTTAGGGACAACATCTTTTTGATATGACTTTATTTCCCCACCCATCATTGCTTCTGGCCTAAAGTTGACAATATCTAAGATTAACTCATCTGTGAACAGGTGAATCGGGATAAATGGAGAACCAGAAACGAAAAGGCTGGAATGCCTGTTAAGTGGCAGCTTCTTATTCATATCCATATGGGCATATGGCAGGAATATGCAATCGCCAATTTTCGCTATTCTTCTTGGCGCAGTTTTTAACTTGAAAAGCGCGTGTTTATGCTCTTTCTTTTTGCCTGATATCCATGAAGAATATTTTCTGGCTCTTTGTGTAAAACCATCCTCTCTTGATACTTTACCAAACCGACAAGATGGGCCAATGAAATTGGCCACATTTATACATGTCTTTTCTTTATAGAAGTCGCAGCTATCTTTCTGCGAGCAAAAGAATTTCCTGCATTCCGCCCTATCTTTTTGATGCTCCTTAAAGATTGATCTGTGCGGCTCATAAATTGAAACATTAATTAATTCCATCACTTCTCTCCTTTTCTCAGTTTCCTCGCAAACGCCCGTAGGATCTCTGTATGCTCTTTTCTAGCCCATAGGTATACCCTACAGTACCCTTCTGACTTCATGCGTTTAACGTACCTGGCTGTACGCTCAGGGGCTGTTTTGTCTTTAGTCATCGGTCTTAGCCTTTAATCGCGCATTTTCTTCCTGCAATCGGTTGACATAATTGGCCAGCTCTCGAGGAATTTCTAGGCGCTTTATTTTTTCTGTGGGCCGGATTCCATCAACACCCTCAATGTAATCAAAATCATCTATTGGACAATCAATAAAATATCTCTGTCTAGCAAAAGGTGGGCTGTCATTGCCATCCGTAAAACAAATAATATTAAAGTTGTTCATCATCTCTCTCCTCTGTTGTTGAATACACTATACGTCAGCCGCTTACAGTAATCAAGGTTATCTGCACTGGTATTTTTTATACCCTTTAAATATTGTTTATGGGTGGTATAATGTACGAAGTCGCGCAGACTTAAACAGCGCTAGCCGACTGTAGGTGAAACTCGACGACAACGGAAGGCCTTTGGTGAGCCTTGGCAGCAAATTCCCGACGAGAAAACGCCGTAGACGTGCGGGGGAATGGGTAGATCGAAATGCTACCGCCGGAAGCATAACCGGCATATCAAAAACAGACATAGTTTCCGATATAAAGGATTTCTTATGTCCAAAACCCTGCCTAGCAGGTATCCTGAATACAGGATGAATAATACGCCCCTCAAATCGAGGGGCTTTTTTATTTCCCTACGCTACTTGCGTACATATAAATCCTACTTATGCCCTATCAAATCTTTTCATTAGACGCATCTTTTGTGCTTTGCTAACTTGTATCACAGAACACAACAAAGGAGAAAGGAATGAGCAAGCCAGAAACAATTAAAATTGATGATGTTGAATATGTGCGAAGCGACAGCAACCAATTAGCTAGGCCTGTCGAGGGTTTGAAATATTGCGTTATTCGCACTTACTCGGCTGGAGTGCATATCGGCTTTGTTGAAGAATTCGGAACCAAGCAGCCACAATACGCCAAGCTCCTAAAATCTCGCCGATTACACTACTGGAATGACGCAGCCAGCTTATCTCAGGTAGCAATGGATGGCGTGGGCGAGACATCGCGCATAGCAATGGAATTACCAGAAATTGAACTAACCGATGTGATTGAAGTTATTCCCTGCTCTGAAGAAGCCGCCGAATTTTTCCAGAGGGCAAAAGCATGGAAAAAGTAAATCTATGCAGTATGCGTAATTGCGAAACTGGTGGCTCTGGCGATGGCTCTGGCTATGGCTATGGCTATGGCTATGGCTATGGCTATGGCTCTGGCGATGGCTATGGCTGTGGCTATGGCTCTGGCGATGGCTATGGCTATGGCTCTGGCGATGGCTCTGGCGATGGCTATGGCTCTGGCGATGGCTCTGGCTATGGCTCTGGCGATGGCTGTGGCTATGGCTCTGGCGATGGCTCTGGCTCTGGCTAACTTGTATCCCGTATGGTGTATTTAACGCTAAGTTA